CGTCCCAGCACGCCTTGGAAGCTGACGATCCCGCAGAAAATTTTTGGCAACAGGATTCGCCGGTTTTACCGCACGGAGGCGGAGGCTTGGGCGGCGGGGCCGGGGCTTTTGGAGAAACTTCAGAAAGGTGGGACGGATTCGCTCTCGGAGGAGCAGGCGAGGGGCATGTCGATGAAGTCGGCTGTTCGGGATTACATAGCATCCAAGGCCGGGTCTTCGGAGCGGCACAGGGAGAAACTGGAAAAAATATGTGGCGAGCTTTTGGATGCTTTCCCTGGCTCCGTGGCGTTGGTCACTCCGATGCAGGCGGCGAGGGTCTTTGCGAAGATCAAGGGCGCGCCGACCACGCGGGCAGGGTGGCATCGTTACGCTTCGGGATTTTTTCGGTGGTGCGTCGATATGGAACTCCTCGACCGGAATCCATTTCGGCGCGTCGTGGCGCCGGAGGCGGAGTCGAAGCGGTCACTGATTTCGGCGAAGGAACTCCGGGCGATTCTGGATGCGGAGATGTCGGATGCGCTTCGGGCTTGGTTTCTCCTCGGTGCCTTTGCGGGTCTGCGGTCGATCGAAGTCCATCGGATGCGGTGGGAGGATGTCGATCCAAAGACGGGCCAGATCGAGGTGCGGCGGGAGGTTTCTAAACAGAGCTCGGGCCTGCCAGAGCGGATCGTGGATTTCACGGAGCCGATGAAAAAGCGGAAGGATTTTTTTAAGGGAAAAGTCGGCCTGATCGTGCCTGCGAAATCGCTCCGGCTTTATCGGGAGCGGGAGGCGCTGATTCACCGGCTCAACAACGAGGGAGCCGTGCCGTGGGCCATGCTGCCCGAGAACGCCCTCCGCCACTCTTACGCCACCTATCACCTCGGGCGGTGCCAGGATGCTGGGAAGACCGCGCATCAGCTCGGGCATTCCTCGACGGCTCTTGTGCTCAAGACCTACGCGGTGCCTTCGCGCAAGGCGGATTGGCGGGCTTGGTGGCGGGTTTAGCGCTGCTTCGTTAGATCGTGGATTTGGGCTACCCAGCCCGGCGGGAGGAATTCCTCGTGGCCGTTGAGCGCGAAGAAACGGAACTCTCGGACGCTCTCACTACTTTGGCACCAGCACTGTCCGGGGATGGGACTTTTCCCTGTTCGCCTTTGCGAAGCTCAATCAAGGCATGCTCTACCACGCTTGAAAATGTGACCTTCGCCCATGGGGTCGAGGCTTTTGTTCCCTCCATTTTTTTTACGACCCAATCATGCAGTTCGATAGGCAGAGAAACATTCTGCGTTTTGATATTTTTCACGCAAAAAAAATAGCACAGATGTCAACGATAGCAAAATTGTGAAAAAATAATATCGCCCGCAAACCCAGTCCCCATGCGGGTGTCAATAGAAAAATAACATTCCGTGGTGGGGTGATTTACTTATTTTGTTGGCAAGATTGGCAAGATTGGCAAGATTGCTGGCCATGCAAAACAAGAAGCACAAAGCGATCTCCATAAGCCTTCCTTCCGAGGTTTGGAATTATGTGAAAAGTCGCGCTGAAAATGGCGGGGTAAAAGTCCCGCTGAGCAGGGTGGTGGCACACGCCATCGAGCAGTTGGCCATTAAAGAAAACAAAGCGGCCAAACGGGAGGCCAAGAAATGAACCTCTCCGATGTCTACATCAACATGAACGAGGCAAAGCGCCTCTCGGGTTTTTCCAGCCGATCGATCCGCGACTACATCAAGCGCGGAGAATTTGCGGCGAGCTTACCACGCGGCCGGTGCGGTGGTTGGCACATCGTCCGTCAGTCATTCCTCGATTGGTGGGGCTACCGCAACGCGAGCACCGCGAACCGCACGACGGTCCCAGCACGCAAGGGGAGGGCGGCGTAATGGACCACGAGACCACTCTCCGCTGTATCGGCTACGCGATTGACTTCCTCCAAATCTTCGCACTGCCAGTCATTTTGGCGGCGATCACCTGGAGGCTCGCACGATGAGCCTTTGGCATTGCACAGCGAACGGGGTCTTTGGCCGGTTCGGGGATTATGTGCGGGCTGTCAGCCGGGAGGCCGCACGGTTGGCTTTTCAAAAGCTCCATGGCTGCACACCAACCGAGATTCGGTTGGAGAGGAGGGCGAAATGACTGGCTGGATTGATACTGAAAACGAGCTGCCGGATGATGGGGAGGCCGTGATCGTAGCCATGACGGACGGGGATGTTTGGCTCGGGTTTTTAGATGGCACTACTTGGCGTGATGTCTCGGGTGCTCGGACAGCTGCGAGAGTTTCACATTGGCAGTCGCTGCCAGCACACCCGGAGGACGCGCAATGAGCGCCACGGCGGGCCTTCTTTTGGCGCTGGTGACGCTTGGCAGTTGCTACGCCTCTTACTGCCTCGGACAGCGGGACATCCTCAACCGGCTCCGTAAATTGCGCGAGAAAGAAGACCGCTGGGCTGAGTGGGATACCGAGAACCTGGAGGATTTCGATGACTAGGTGTGCCGTCTGCCAACACGAAGCCGACGAGGTGGATAACGACCTCGGGCCGGTGTGCTCGGAATGCTTCAAGCACTGCCATTGGGCAACGCTCGAACTTCTTTGGCAAGCGGCGGCCGTGAGTCCGTCGAGAGAATAAAATTTCAGCATCGCCCGAGAGGGCAGGTGACGGGGGGCGCGCATCCTAACCAACGCGCAACAATTCAGAGTGATATGAAAATAATCAAAGGCAAACAACAGCGACCACAGCGGGTGGTCATTTACGGGGTTGAAAGCGTCGGCAAGACGACTTTCGCCAGCAAGTTCCCAAATCCTCTCTTCCTCGACATCGAGGGCGGTAGCAACCACCTCGCCGTGGACCGCGTCGCAGTCTCGAGTTGGAAGGAACTCGGCGAGTGCATCCAAGAAGCCAGCCGGACGGATTACGAGACGGTGGTCATCGACAGCGCCGATTGGGCGGAGCGGTTGGCGGTTGAAGACCTCCTCGCTACGAACAAGAAGCAATCCGTTGAGGATTTCGGTTTCGGCAAGGGCTGGGTGATGGCGGCGGAAAAGGTCAGCCGGTTTTTGACCGCCTTGGATACGCTCATCGATGCCGGCAAGCATGTCGTTGTCCTGGCGCACTCCAAGGTTCAGCGCACCGAGCCGCCGGACATCCTCGCCGCGTATGACCGTTACGAACTCAAGCTCTCCAAGCAGTCCTCGCCGCTGGTCAAAGAATGGGCTGACGAGCTTTGGTTTTTCAGGTTCAAAACCAAGGCCGTATCGCAGGAGGGTGGCAAAGCCAAAGGGGTAGGGGGCAAGGAGCGGGTGATCTACACAACCCACTCGGCGGCTTACGACGCGAAGACCCGCTCGGGCCTCGCCGAGGAGTTGCCGATGGAGTGGGAATCGGTGGCGCATGTCTTTGGGAAACCTGCACCCAAAACCTCGGCGCCTGCCGTCGAAATCCTCGGTGCCGAGACGATGGCGGCCATGGAGTTGTTGGAAGCCAACGAGGAGGCGGTGAATGCCTTCCTGACCGGCAACGGATCCATCCAAGAGGGCGAGACCTGGCGCAATGCCTCGCCGAAGTTGCTGGCACAAATCAAATCCCGCCCGCAAGCGCTCATCGCCAAGGCGACCGCCCAAATGGAGGTGGCGGCGTGACTAAGGAAATCTCTCCTTCGTCCCTGCCGAAGCTCGCCGAGTGCGCCCTGTTTACGGGCGCACCCGGCACCAGCGCGGCGGCGGAGCGTGGCACTCTGCTAGACAAGGCTATCCGCGAGCTTTTGGTTGACGATCCGACCACCTACGACGGCCTCGCCGCTGAAGATCAGGCGGTGGCTCGGTGGGGCGTGGACGAACTCCGCACCCTGTCGGGCGGCTACCATGTCGAGACCCGCGAGGAGCATCTCGGCATGGAGGTGCCGGGCCTCTCGAAACCCGGCACCGCCGACGCGGTTTGCGTTCGCGCTCAATGGGTGGCGGACATAAAAACGGGCCAAGTGCGGAACTATCGCCAGCAGCTCGCGGCCTACGCGCTGGCCTGCATGGTCGAGCATTTCGCCAACTCGTGGACGGCGCATGTGATCTATGTCGATCAGCGCCTCCGCCGCACCTACGATTTCACCCGCGACCAGGCGGAGGCCATCGTCAGCAACACGATCGCCGAGGCCAGCAGCCGGTTGGCGGAGCCGACGCCTAATGAGTATTGCGGTTGGTGTGCTCATCAAAACGGGTGCCGGGCCTTGGTGCGTCAATCCTCCGAGGCGCTGGCATTGGTCAAGTCCGACCTCGCACTCTCCGACATCCGCGACCAAATCCTCGCCAATCCGGTGGAGTTGAGTGCCTTCGCCGCGAACTGGAAGCTCGCCGAGAAGCAGATCGCCGAGCCGGTCATCGATGCTCTGAAGGAACGCCTCGCCGCCGGCGAGGACATCCCCGGCTGGCGGGTCACGACCGGCGCGGGGCGTCAGTTCGTGGAGGCCGATGCCATCGCTCGGGCCTCCGCCAATGTTTCAAAAGAAACGCTCATCCTCGCCCTCGGCGGAAAGATGAGCGCCGACAAATTTCGCCAGTTCTGCCTCGAAGCCGGGGTGGAAGTGGACGAGTCAGCGGTGCGAGCAGGGTCACCGATAACCACCCTGCGCCAAATCAAAAACAAAAAATAATATGCCTACCTACAAACAACAGGAACCCCAAGCCCCACAGATCACGCCCGGAAAACACAAGGTCGAGATCGAGG